TTTAAAAACTTTCTTTCGCGCGCGCGAATATAAACTTTATATTTAAAAGTTTAACTTTAATCGTTATAAACATTATCTCGCGCGCGAAAGAGATTAAAACTATAACAGCTTTCGGACTTTCGGAGAAACCGGATTTTCATTCTTTTACGAATTAGAGGCACGAGAGACACATGCTTAGTAAAACTAGGGAAGTTTGGGACACGGTTCTGAGGCACTTAGGGGCGCGCGGAGTCAGTTTAGAGGCACCAAGGGACGCGTGAGCAAATTTTGGTCGCTGCAAGACGAAATTTAATTGAGCACGAGTCGAATCGACACAGAACATCGCGCGACTCTAACCCTCCTCTAAGTGGCTCTAATACGCCCCACATGGCGTCTCTAACTTGCCTATAAATACTAGGGAAGTGTCTCTCGTGCCTCTAATTCTTGTGTTTTTAAAAACCATAGTCTTAAAAATCTCAAATCAAATCATAAAACAACATCAGTGAGTACAACTTATCCACGACACTGCATCAAAAGACACCAAATTGCATGATTTGTTCACGACACAGCACCAAATTGCACCAAACTACATCAACCACGCGCGCATCCGCGCTCCCCACCCCCGGCAGGTACCCACACAGGGCATTGCTGGTAAATTCACCAGTAAGACCAATGAAGAACCCCGCCGGATGATAATGATTTACATGAGCTTTATAAATATTCAGCAGTTACGGCGACGTCTCGCACGGTCAGCCCCTGGACCTGAGGTTTTTATATTCACGGACAGCCAAGGTGATGCGTTGTCTGTCGCGGCGAATGGCAGAGGTGAGATACTGTTTGGTGTAAACCATCAGTTCTGTGCGATACCCGCTACAGAGCTCATCCCTCTGTTCACCCAAGCGGTGCGTGCTACAGGGCTCAGCCCCGAGCAGTTAGCATCCGTGGCACGGGCGGAAGGTCTCGTGGTAACACGACCTCAGACCCGCTCGCCCTTAGCCACGTTCAAGTCCAAAACTAAAACTCAAGGAAGGTAAAACACTACCATGCAAAACTCTAGCTTACCCACGCCCGTACCAGCCGTGCGTACCACTCCCGGCGGGGAGTGGGACCTAGCAGCCTACCAGACTGCAGCCCTGGCTACCGCGCTACCCACTGCACACTCTACAGAGTACCTACTCCCAGGACTCCTCTCTGAGCTTGGTGAGTTGGCAGGGGTGCTGGCTAAGGAGTACCGCGACAGCACCCCTATCAATTACGAGGACCGCCTCTCGGAGATGGGTGATATCGCTTGGGTGGTCGCTGTCTGGTTGCACGACCTTGGCATCACCACGACCAACACTGACAACCTCGGCGTCAGCAACGAGACCATAAGTAAAAACCCGCTCACCAACCCGATCGATGTGGTCGGTCTTATACTCTCGCTTACGGAGCCTCTCGTTTCCTCCTGCGCCAATCTCCGTGCAAACCCCTCACCCACCCCGGCGGGAGACGTCGTCGCCCAGAACGTTCTTCTCTCTATATGGCGGTTGCTGGAGTTCTATGCACCAGTCCTTGCCCCCACCATGGAAGACCCGTTCAAGTCGGCGCTGGACTCGAACATCGCTAAGCTCACCTCCCGGCAGGCACGCGGCAAACTAGGAGGCTCCGGTGACCACCGCTAACAACCACTTCCCTCGACCACCGTACGATAGCGATAACCACGACAGCAACCTTTCACAGGAGGTGGAGGAGTACCTCGCTGAGTGGCAGTACAACCACATCGATAGCGAGCTGGAGGAGCCAGAGCAAACACCACCCGCCACTACACAGGCATCCGCCCCAACCCACCCGGCAGGGTGGACACTGCCAATCTTCATCATTTCGGCAGCGGCGTGCATCCTAGCCGCCATATGGCTCACGTCCTGGTTCGTACCCATCAAGCTCCTCCTCACCGCCCCAATACTCATATTCGTTGGCGCAGGGGTTAACTCTGTCGTTCAGGAAAGGAAGCACCTCCGTGGTTGACAACTCCCTGTACATCCTACCTGAGCGGTTCGCTGATCAGTTACTCCCGCCGCTGGCAGCGCTGCTGTACCCACAGACTCACTTGGCACCTATGCCATCAGGCAAGTACTCGCGCACGACATACCCCGCTCTGATCGATCTACTATCGACGGCGGAGCCTACATCCCCGGCGGGGGTGACTGGTGTCAGCGGGTTCAAGTCCAGCGCACCTGTCTCGCTTGAGGTGCTGGATATCCGTGAGGAGTTCGGTGTCTCCTCCCCTGCCTCCTGGCGTGAGTGGATTGACCACCTGCTACGGACGCCGGACTTTTGGTCTGACGAGAACCAGGTACGCGAATTGGTACACTACCTCAACCGTCTTCACTCGACAATCAGTAACTTGTTCTACCCACCTGTCCCTGTCTCCCACCCGACACTTCCATGCCCGGTCTGTGGCGAGAAGCGCTTGGCAACGACACCGGAGCCGGAGTATACTGTGTGGTGTGAATCATGTCAATCTGATTGGCAAGGCGACTCGGCGCTACGGTTGCTCATTGCACAGATCCGTGGGGAGGCATAACACCCGGCGGGTTTGCTTTACCAAGTTTTTCTTTGTATAATTGAATTGCACGCGTAAAGTATAGCTGCTGACGAGGCAGAGTCCCCAGGTTTTCTTACCTTCCCTGGGGGCTTTTCCTTTGCCCTCAACACTTCAAGGAGAACCAATGGCATCACCCGGCAATGGTACACGGACGTACCTCCGTATGCGTAAGGAGTTCTTCAATCAGTGCGCAGCTAAGGATGCACCGTGTTGGTGGTGTGGTCAGCCTATCGATTATACTATCCCTCACTCCGACCCGGTTACCGGTCACGTGAACAGTGATGCGTTTGAGCTTGACCATGCGTTCCCTCGCTCGACTCATCCTGAGTTGGCTGAGGACCCAGCGAACTTCCGTCCGGCACACCGGGCGTGCAACAACCGTCGCTCCGATGGCAAGGGTGACTTGCCCCTGGGTACCATCAGTGCGCGGTTCACACGGTAGCACTATACTAAACGAAAGGAACTTTATACTATGCGACGTTCACTCTCTGCTCTCGTTCTCGCTCTATCGTTAGCGACTACGACCGCTGCATCGGCTGCATCCGCTGCGACCCCGGCTGGACCTCGACCTCACTTGTCTCAGCAACAGACTTGTATCCGTGGGACTCAGCCGTGGGTGAATGGTTGGCTCCGCATGAAGTGGTGCAACACGACCATTGCTCACTACCTGTGGTGCAAGGGTGGCGGTACTACTCCGTACGATTGCTAACACCCGGCGGGTAACCCACGTCGCCCACTTATTTTAAAAAAGACCTCTCCACCTCGGCACTTCCCTCAGTGTCGGGGTGGTTGCGTGTTGAGTGGGTAACCTAGGTAACCAGGTATCCGGGTGCAGGTGGTACCCGGTGGGTAAAACCGGAGTACCAAGGTGATGCGGTGCGGGGTAGGGGATCTATAATCGCTAGGTATCTGGCGGTGCGTTGGCATCCCGGGGCGCACCCCGCCGCCCCCTCCGACGCAACCACACACCCTTGACTTGCTACGCAAACCGACTTAAAATTCAGAAATGAGCCGAAATGACTGCAAAAGACGACAAACCCGCAATTATTTGGGGTCCAATGGAGACCGCTGTCCGCGCCTCGCTGGAATCCGCCTCGTGGCTCACGGAGGCTGACGAGTTCTCTAAGCAGCTACTCTTGTCGCAGGCGCAATCCCTCGATAATATGGAGGAAGACTTTGTTGATGGGCATATAACCCGCGCTGCGCTGGAGAAATCGCGCTACATGACTAACGCGCACCTCATCCAGATGTTGAAGCAGCTCGGTCTAACGCCAGAATCCCGGCGGGGAGTGCCAGAGGAGAAGCCTGCAGAGAAAGAGAGTGAGTCAGCGCGACGAATTCGTGAGCGCCGTGAGCGCCGCCGCGCCGCAGCCGACAGGAAGTAGCAGCATGTACACGGAATCTGGCGAATTACGGGGTGATACTGCCCCCCGCATATTTACTCGACCTCTCCGTGAATTGACTCCCGAGACATCTCTGGGTTTTGAGGCGATCGCTACAGCGACTGAGGACCTTGGACGTAACCTGCACCCCTGGCAGGAGTGGGTCTTAATCCACTCGCTGGAGTTGGCACCTGGCTCGTACACGTCCGACCCTGCACCTGTGCTTCGTTTCGAGACAGTTCTCGTACTCGTTGCCCGCCAGAACGGGAAATCGTTCCTCGCATCGACCCGTATGCTCTGGCGTATGTTGATGTGGGATCCGCCAGAGGGTGAACCACCGCTGGTTCTTGGGACTGCTCACAAGTTGGCGGCGGCAGAGGAGATTCAGGAGCAAGCTTACAAGGCTATCGCCCGCTCCCCTGCAGCTGACCAGGTTGCCCGCATGACGGGGACCAACGGCTCAAAGACTCTGGAGCTTATCAATGGTGCACGGTATCGGTGCGATGCCGCCTCGGATGATGGTGGTCGCTCGTTCTCTGTGACGGACTTGTTCTTTGATGAGTTGCGTCAGCAGAAGGAGTGGTCGCCGTGGATGGCGCTCACTAACACGACCAACGCCAAGTTCAGCTCGCAGGTGTTTGCAGTCTCGAACGCCGGTGAGTCCAAGTCTGTGGTACTGAACAGCCTACAGGATAACGAGCGTAAGGCGATTCAGGAGTATGATTCTTTCATATCCGGCGGGGGTACGCCAGAGGAATGGGCGCAACACCATGAGATTACGTTTGGCTTGTTTGAGTACTCTGCCCCCGAGGGCGCACCCATCCACGATAGGGATGGTTGGGCTGCAGCGAACCCCTCGTTGGGGTACCCGTTTGGTCCTACAGAGCGTAAACTCGCAGCAACGGTCGCTCTCGTTGGCGACCAGGGCAAGGAGGGCGTACCAGAGTACAAGTTCCGTGCGGAGGTTCTCTGCCAGCGAGTAGCTATGTCGGCGGATGGACCCTTCAAACAGGAGGATCTGGACGCGTGTCTATCCCCCGGCGGGGAGATCGACCTCAGTTCTCCGCTCGTTGTGGGCGTCGATACCTCGGCAGATGGAAAAATGAGCTACATCGCGGTCGCTGGCTACCGTGCGGATGGTATTCCTCAGGTCGAGATCCTCACGAAGCGACCGTTTATGGACTGGATTCCTGATTTCCTAGAGAATCAACTGAATTTTACCCCTCGAGATATCGTTCTCCAGGGTAAAGGAGCACCGATCTCTAGCTATCGGGAGCCGCTACTTCGGCAGGGGATCGTGTTCACCCCGTGTGAGGCATCGAATCTGCCAGCAGCGTGTGCACAGTTCGCAGAACGAGTTGAGCAGCACAAGGTCTCGTGGAGAGATCAGCCGATTCTCTGTAAGCCGCTGGAAGAAGCGGTCAAGAAGTACTATGGAGACGTGTGGTCCTGGAACAGGGAGCGCTCGCCGGTGGATATCGCGCCTCTCTGTGCTGCAACCTTTGCTCTGTGGGGGCTTTTGCGCTTGCAGGACAACGAAGAAGACAAGAAATCGGTGTATTCCGATCCAGAATACGATGAATGGTGGAGGTGAACCTAGTTTATGGCTACAGCTGGTGAAATTATCACTCGCGCGCTCTCTGGAGGGTTGTCTCGCGCCGTGACAACCTTCATGGGGCGAGAAGTCGTGGTTACAACTCCGGCTTGGGGTCCTGCACCGGAGCCATTGAACCTCACCCCCGAGCAGATGTGGCGTACACAGCCGCATCTACGCACTGTGGTGGATTTCCTAGCAAGAAACGTAGCTCAACTAGGTCTCCACTCCTTCGTGCTGAGCGGGGACGACAGGAAACGTGACCGTGAGTCTGTGGTGGCGGCGGTTATCCGTCAACCGAACTCCCACATGACGACCTTCGACCTGATGTATGACCTTATTGGCAACCTTGCGTTGCACAACCGGGCGTACTGGTTTGTGTATGAGTCGACGTCGACTCCATCGGGTTGGGCTATCCAGCCCTTCCCCGCCTCGTGGGTGAAGGTGGATTACTCCACGTATTGGGAGCCTAAGCAGTACGTTGTATCTCCCCCGGACTCTCCGGATAAGGCGGTCAAGTTCTCACCGGAGAATGTGCTTGCTTTCGAGGGGTGGAACCCCCTGGCAGGGAAGTCGTCCTCTGTTGTGGAGACGCTTCGACTCATTCTCGATGAGCAGTACCAAGCTCGCCGTCACCGCTCGCAGGTGTGGCGGCGTGCTGGCAGGGTAGGCAACTACATCTCCCGCCCGTCGGATGCACCGGCGTGGGGGAATGCGGATCGTAAGCGGTTCTTGAAGATGTTCGAGGAGTTTACGGCAGAGAATTCCCGTACCGGCGGGACACCGATCCTCGAAGAGGGGATGCGGCTGGAGTCGTCGCAGTTCAACTCGGCAGATGAGCAGTGGGCAGAGTCCGTCAAGCTCTCTATCATTACTGTGGCGCAGGTGTTCCAGGTGAACCCGGTCATGGTCGGTGTGTTGGACAACGCTAACTACAGCAACGCTAAGGAATTTAGCAAATCCCTGTATACCAACACGCTTGGACCTACCCTCCGCATGATTGAGCAGCGATTGAATGTGTTCTTGCTGCCGATGCTTGGGGTTGACCCCGGCTCTCACATGGTTGAGTTCAATATTGAGGAGAAGCTCCGTGGCTCCTTTGAGGAGCAAGCGGCTGTAGCGAGTGCGGCGGTCGGTGCACCGTACATGACCCGTAACGAGATACGTCGTGCTAACAACCTGCCTGCCATACCCGGCGGGGATGAGCTGGTTGTCCCCCTCAACCTCTCTGAGGGTCCACAGGAATCCACTGAAGAGACAGACTCTGAGGCGGCAACCGACCCTGACGTGATCGATGAGATCGAGCCTCCGGAGGCAGTGAAGGCGGTTTTGACTCGGCATTCCGCCCGCGCCCGGCGGGTTATTGCGTCGAAAGGCAGTAGCCCGGCGCTCACATCCCGACTCACCAGGGAGCTTGGTACGGATTTGGCGGATTTCCCTGAGTGGCAGTCTAGGGCTAAGGAATTACACGAGAAATGGGTAAACCATGGAGATTAAACGTAAAGCAGTTACTGTTGAGGTGGCTCCTGCGGAGGACAGTGAGGCGGCTGGTGAGTTCACGGGGTACGCATCTGTCTTCAACAATGTGGACCTCCACGGTGATATCGTCAAGCCGGGCGCATTCGCGGAATCACTGAATTCGTATGGACCCGGCGGGTCTGGCGTTCCGTGCTACTGGAACCACATGCTGGACGACCCCCAGCTGTGTATCGGTTGGACTAAAGAGGCGTACGAGGATGAGCACGGGCTGTTTGTTCGAGTTCAGCTTGACCTGGAGAACCCGATGGGTGCTCAGGTGTACTCGCTGCTGAAGCGTGGTCTCGTGCGACAGATGTCCTTCACGTATCTGGTGGAGGCAGAGGAGCCGTACGCAGATGAGGAGCAGGAGCGCTACATCACTCTCCTCACTAAATTGAAGCTTTTCGAGGTGTCGGTGGTGCCTGTTGGCGCGAATCAATCGACCGAGATCTTGGACGTGAAGGCGGATACCCCCCGGCGGGGAACCGCACCCCTCGACGTTACAGAGGAAGACCCTTCAGAGGACCAAGGCAGTAGTGAAGAGGACCCTGAGGTGCACACGGTGGAGGAGGGCGAAAGCCCCAACACCAAGGATGCGCCGATGGACAATTCGCGTGTTCTGGCAATGGCAGCTGAAGCGGAACTGAACATTATTCGACTATCCATTATGAAGGGTAACTTACTATGACATTGGCTGAAAAGCGCGATGAGCTGCTCGCAAAGAGCACCGCTTTCGCAAAGAAGCTCGCTAACGGCGAGGAACTGACTGAGGAAGAGCAGCAGGAGTTCGATGGACTGAAGGCGGCTACCGATGATGTGATTTCTCGTATGAAATCCGCTGAGGAGGCATCCGCTATGGTGAAATCTCTGGGTACTCCCGCGCTCCCCGCGAAGGAAGATACCCTCGCCGGCGATCAGGCTCCTCGGGCTAAGTCCATTGGTGATTACTTCGTCCAGGGCGCTAAATCCTCTGGTGTGCTGGCACGTTTGAAGTCCGGCAACCGCGTGAACCCCTTCGATATGCCGGAGTTCACTGGCTCGAAGGCTGCTGGTGATGTCATTAAGCTGGATAACCTCCAGTCGACTGCATCCCACCTGGTCACTCCTGATATTGACCGCAACATTGTCACCGCTTATGCGCAGCGCCCTACCATCGCAAGCTGGCTCGGTAGTGGTACCATCACCTCTAACGCGATCGTTTACTTCGTCGAGAAGGTGTGGGACGACTCGACCAATGGTACCTTCGGCATGATCGCTGAGGGTGCTGACAAGCCCGGCATGACTCCTCCGGATTACACCGAGGTGACTGAGGTTCTGAAGAAGCTCGCCGGCTGGATCAAGCTCTCTATGGAGATGGCTGAGGATGCTGAGTTCCTCGTCTCCGAGATCAATAACCGCCTCCTGTTCCAGCTGCTCGTTGCTGAGGAAGCTCAGCTCCTGAATGGTGATGGCACTGGTCAGAAGATCAAGGGTCTCTTGAACCGTGAGGGTGTCCAGAAGAAGACCTCGGCTAACGCTGCTGGTAACCTGGACGCTGTCTATGAGTCCATGAACGCTGTGTTCACCAAGACCGGTCTCCGTGCGGATGGTATCGTCATCAACCCGGCGGATTACGAGAAGTTCCGCCTCCAGAAGGACTCGAACGGTCAGTACCTGGCTGGTGGTCCCTTCACTGGTCAGTACGGCGTTGGTGGTATCTTGCAGGATCCGCCGCTGTGGGGTTTGAACACCATCCAGACTACATCTATCCCGGCGGGTAAGGTACTGATTGGTGCTGGTCAGGCTGCTGCTACCGTGTACCGTAAGGGCGGCATCCGTGTCGAGACCAGCAACGCTGACCGTGATGACTTCACCAAGAACCAGTTCACCATCTTGGCAGAGGAGCGCCTCGCACTTGCTGTGCGTCGTCCCGATGCATTCGTTGAACTGACCCTCGGTTCTTAGGAGTAACCACCATGAAGGTATACAAAGTTAACGTCAACGGTCTGGACTACCACGTTCAGCTGACTGAGGCTACCGCGAAGGAGATCGGGGCTGTTCTGGTTGATAGCCAGAAGAAGCCCGCTGCTCCTGCAGAGAAGCCTGCTGAGCGCAAGAAGCCAGGTCCTAAACCGAAGGCACAAGCTGAGCAGAAGGAAGAGAAGCCTGCTGAGCGCAAGAAGCCAGGTCCTAAACCGAAGGCACAAGCTGAGCAGAAGGAAGAGAAGAAGGGTTAACCAATGAATTACCCACCTATCCCCACCTCGACCTCGCAGGAAGAAGCGATCACCTCGATGATTCGCGCGTACTGTGGTTGGCATGTAACCCCTGAAGTGAATGAGATTCGGTCGTTCGACTGCTTCGGCGGGGGTCGGCTCTTCATCCCGACACTTCGTCTTGCTGAGGTGCATCGGGTAGCGACCCACGGGAGGGATCTGTACGATTGGACCTTCTCGGAGGATGGGTGGGTGACCTTCTCTCCTTCGTATCAACCCCCCGCAGGTGATAAGGTAGTGACTGTCGAGTTTAAGCACGGGTTTCCGCAAGCACCTGAGCTCGCTCTGGTGCTTGAGCGTGTCAAGGCTCGACTCGCTGCTCTCCCCGCCGCGCCACTCTCGTACCAGAGAGCAGGAACGCAAGGCGTTGGGTACCTGTCGAGGAATGGGGATGTACTTGGGTTCTCCCTCTCCGATAGCGAGAAGGAGGCTCTTGCGCCATATCGTTTGAAGACCGAGGCAATATGATAAGTTTGATTCAACCCGGCGGGCATACACCCCCGGTAGTGCAGTACCTCCGAGCATCAACGAATGGCACCACGGATCGGTACGGGTCCCCGGTACGTACCTGGGACCCACCGGTCACTGTGGAAGGGTTCATCCTCGATGTACCGACATCTGGGGAGAACGGTCAGGGCATCGCCGTCTCTCCTGATGTCGTTGCTACACTCTACCTCCCCTCCAGCTACACCGTGGCGACAGAGGATAAGTTCCTAATCACCCACCCCCGGCTGGGAGTCGCGGTTGAGTGTGTCCCCCAGGGAGTTGGTTGGAACGTAGCGAACGTCTTTACTGGTGCTACATTCATGACTGAAGTAAAGTTGAAGGTGCGTCGTGGCTAATTCTCGTATCAAGGTCAAGCTCAACAAGGAAGCGTTCCGTCGGTTGCGCGAGTCACCTCAGGTTCGCGCCGATTTGGAGCGCCGCGCTAAAGCGATCGCTCAAGCCGCCTCCCGCAACGGTCAGGTCACGGGCTACAAGGTGACAGATCTCGTGCTGGAGAGACCCCGTGGTGCTGTCTCAGTGATGGCGACCGGCTGGGCAGCCCGTGATAACCGTAAGCGCAACTCGCTCCTCAAGAGCATACGGAAAGGGGAGGAATGAGTTTTAGTGACCCCGCTGTAACGACTCGCTCGCATCTCGCACCCCGACTCCGCACCCGCATCTTCTTGCAGGAACCCGATAGCGACTCATACGATTACCGACAGCCGTGCATCATTATCAATGACCTCGGGTCTCGGGTTCTGTATATGGGTGCGTTCCTTGATTCGTTCCTTCAGTTTGAGGTTCGAGCAGCGACCCGCGAGTATGCAGAGACCCTCTCCCGGCAGGTGTGGGAGGCACTGCACGACTGGATCGGTGAGGACTCGACTGTCGTTCCACAGAGCATTAACGATTTTCCACAATGGAATCCAGAGGCGGACCGGAAGATACCAGCCTACACCTTTAGCGCTCGTTTCTGGTTGCGCCCGTCAACCCAAGAAAGTAACTAGGAGATAACATGGCAGAACCTCTTTCGGGTGTTACCGCTATTCTTACAGGTAAGCCGCTCAAGGCGACCGGCGGGGTAACCCGCGCGCCGCTCGGCACCCCCCTCCCCACTGATGCTACCACTAAGCTCAATGCGGCGTTCATTGCCCAGGGATTCATCTCTGAGGATGGTGTCACCCGTACCACTGATGCCTCCGATGACAAGATCAAGGCGTGGGGCGGTCAGGTAGTGAAGGTCGTTCGCTCGGACTTCTCTGTCAGCTACAAGTTTAGCTACATGGAGTCGGCATCGGCTACCACATTGAAGTCCATCGTTGGTGAGGAGAATGTCACCATCACCGCTCCGGAGGCTGGTAAGCACGATGGCAAGGTCGCGGTGAAAATCAACGCTAAACCGGCACCCCGTGCATCTTACACCCTGGAGATGCTTGACGAGAACACCTTTATCCGTGAGGTTATCCCGATCGGGCAGATCTCTGTGTCTGGCGACGTCAAGTTCACCCACTCTAGCGTTATCCAGTACGAAGTGACTATTGAGGCATTGCCTGATAGCACTGATAACAACGCTTACGAGTACCTGGACACTATACCGGCGGATAAGCTGGCAGAGGTCAAGAAAGCTCTCGGGGTTAACTAACTTCGAGTCCTCGACCCCGGCGGGTTCTCGGCTCGCCCGCCGGGGTTTTCCTAACAACTGAGCCGAACCTACAACAGAAGGAGCCGAACTATGGCACAGAAAGCCAAAACCAAGAAGACTTTTACCCGCGTCAAGCCGAAGCAGTACACGATGGTACGCTTCACTTCCTCGTTGTACGATGCGGAATTCCTCCTCCCCAAGCCCGGTCACATGAGCCAGAAGGTAGCATCTGCTATCGATAGTGGTCGCTTCGATGTGTTCTATGAGTGGTTGCGGGGCGCTGGAGTCACTGATGAAGAGATTGACGCGATCGCTGATATGGACGCTGAGGAGACTCGCGAGTTCATGCAGGAGTGGGGACAGGGAGAGATCGCTTCGGTCCCAAAATCCTAGCGACGCTAGACCTGTACCGTCGCCACCCTGAAGCCGTGATAGCGGAGCTGCTCCCGGCGGGGATACGTTGGTCAGACATCGGTGAGACTTTCCTCTGGGAGGAAGCGATCGCTGTTCTGACTTGCGCCCCGCCGTGGGGTCCACTGAGCCAAGCCCTCAACCCGAAGGATTGGGTCTGGGGGATCCCAGGTTTCGACCAGGTCGTGCTCATCTCTGAGCTTCTCGCTACTGGCAACGTCCAGAGAGGGAATCAGTCTGGTGCTCGCCGGTCTGATTTCCCCGAGAGGACGCGCCGCCCGTATGATGAGCGTGAGATTGTCGATCAGAAGACCGTGGGTAAGCCAGTTGATGTTGTCGACGCGGCGGCTGTCATGCTCGATTACACAGGTCTGGACTTTAGTACTGTATTGTTAGAACAAGAATAGGAGAGGGTGTATGGCGGCAACAATTGAGCTCGCTACCGCGTATATCACGTTGGCTGCAGAGACCCGAGGGCTGTCCCGACAGATCGGGGCTGAGCTCAAGGCATCTGAGCGATTCGCGGACTCGACCGGTCGCAACATCGGTGAGAACCTCCGGCGGGGAATCGCGTCGAAGAAGCCGGATGCCGACATCACCGCCCTCTCCCAGAAGGTCGAGGCGGATCAGAAGCGACTGGTCGCCGCGACTAACAAAGCCGCCACCGACCGTGCCGCCGCTGCTCGCAAGGTCGAGATCGCGGAGGCGCGGTTGTGGGAGGTCAAGAACAAGGGCAACGCTACTGAGTCCCAGATACTCGCCGCCCAAGATCGTTTATCCTCTGCCCGTGCGCGATACATCGAGGTATCCCGGCGGGGAGTGCAACAAATCACCGCTCACAATGAGGCTCTAAAGAGCTCACAGGCGGTACTCCAATCCGCGACGCAACAGTCGGCATCCGCCCTGTTTGCACCTGCCAATAACGCTGTCGCGGCTGTTCGCCGCATGACCACAGAGACAGGGAACGCCGGTGGTGCGTTCTCTCGGTTCGGGAATCTCGCTCGTAGCTCCTACGACGTTGTGGCGTCTGGCGCGACTAGGACTGCATCGGTTACCCGTAACGCCTTCGATGGTGTGGGGTCTGTAGCATCTGACGTCTTTCGCGGTCGCTTCTCTGACGCATTCAATACTGTAGCGACCGGCGCACGTAACACCTCCTCCGCTATCGCTGGCTCGTTTCGTAGTAGCGCCTCTAACATCGGTCACTCCCTGACTGGTGCGTTCCGTGGCACGAGCGCGACCGCAGAAGCTGAGGGTCACAGCGCCTCCAGCCGCTTCTCCGGCGGGTTCCGTGGGATTCGTGAGCGTATCTCGGGTCACTTCCGTGGTGCCTTCTCTGGGGCTACCAGCAGCGCTGAGGAGGGCGGTCACCGGGCGGGTGGCGCGTTCGGTAACGCGTTCAAGTCCGCACTCGCTGGCATCCTGGCGTATGTCGGTATTCAGCAGATTACCAACCTTACCTCCAGCTTCGTTAAAGAGGCTGGAGACCTTGAGCAATCGCTCGGTGCTGTGGATGCTGTCTTCAAGGACTCCGCTGGGTCTATCCACAATTGGGCACAGGCGGCTTCTACCTCTGTTGGTATTTCTCGTAATGAGTATAACCAGTTCGCCTCTGTCCTCGGCTCGATGTTGAAGAACGCTGGCACTCCGATGGACCAGCTCGGTGACAAGACCAACAAGTTGATCACGCTCGGTGCTGACCTGGCATCGATGTATGGTGGCACGACGGCGGATGCGATTGAGGCGATCAGCGCCGCGCTTCGTGGCGAGATGGACCCCATCGAGCGCTACGGCATCTCACTCAACGATGCGATGCTGACCCAAGAGGGTCTGCGGCTTGGTATTCAGAAGACCGGCGGGTCGTTCGATACACAACAGAAGCAGCTCATCGTCCAGTCGCTACTCTTTAAACAGAGTGCCGATGCGCAGGGCAACTTTTATCGGGAGACGGATACCTACCAGCACAAGACACAGGTTCTTGCGGCACAGTGGAAGGACCTCTCTGCCCAGATCGGTGAGCGGTTCCTCCCGTCGGCGGGTGCTGTAGCTGAGTGGTTATCTACTCAGGGTCTGCCCCTGTTTAAGCAGTTCGCTGATGCTATCGCCGGTGTATCGAAGTTCCTCGGTGAGACTATCCAGTACTGGGGACCTTTCGCTATTGGTATGGCTGCTGTCTTGGTCCCGGCGGGGTTGCTGTTCGCCGCCTTCTGGGCTGGCACGACTGCCGTCTCTGCTCTCGCCGCCGCCTTCACGGCGCTCGGTGTCGCAGAGAACTTCGCTCTATGGCCTATCTTTGCAATCGTGGCGGGTATCGCGGTTCTCGTTGGCGGTCTCGTTGCCGCCTACACCAACATCGGTTGGTTTAAGGACTTCGTTGACACATCCTTCCGCAACCTCCAGGTTGTGGCGGGGATCGTGTGGCAAGCCATCCTCGATGCTGTGAATGCTTTCGTTGGATGGTGGCAGACCTACGCTCAACCCGTTATCGACCAGGGAATCCAAGCGATACAGACCGCTATGATGTGGCTCTGGCAGAACGTCATGATCCCCGCCTGGCAGGGAATACAGACAGCGATTCAGTGGGCTTGGGAGAACGTAATCCAGCCGATATTCACTGCCATCAATGATGTTATCACGCATCTGTTGGGTCCGGTGTTCCAGTGGCTCTGGGAGACAATCATTGTCCCTGCCTGGCAGGGAATCGTGAATGTTGTCACCTGGGCATGGACCACTATCCTCCAGCCGATGTTCCAGGGCATATGGGCATTCATCACCGATATCCTTGGACCAGTCTTTACTTGGTTGTGGAACGAGATCATCGTCCCGGCATGGAACGGCATCTCCACCGTGATCGGGTTCGCTTGGAACAACATCATCAAGCCAATCATGGATGCTATCGTTTGGGTACTTCAGAACATCGTTGGCCCGGTCTTTACCTGGCTCTGGAATGAGATCGTCGCCCCCGCCTTCAATGGTATACGTATCGTTATCGAGATCGCCTGGAACATCATTCGCGTGATCTTCGATGCTCTCTACCATATCATCAAGGATGTACTCGGTCCAATCTTCACGTGGCTGTGGGACAACATCGTCAAACCCACATTCAACTGGATTAGCGACCACATCGGTAAAACGATGGGCTGGGTTAAGGATAACATCCTTGATCCGCTGGGTCACTGGTTGCAGAATGATTTCGCTAGTGCCTGGAGCAAGACCGTCGAGATAATCGGTCAAGCCTGGGATACTCTGAAGAAGGTTGTTGGTACACCGGTCAAGTGGGTCGTTGATACTGTAATCAACGGAGCACTGATCGATGGATACAACGGTTTGAACGATGTGTGGTCTGGCGCAGATATCCCCCGTATCGACACGAGTGGTATTCCGTCCTTCGATGTTGGTGGCTACACTGGACCCGGCGGGAAATACACCCCGGCGGGTATCGTCCACGCTGACGAGTTCGTTATCCGTAAGGAGTCTCGCGCTCGGTTCGAGCGGGAGAACCCCGGCGTACTTGATTACCTCAACAAGCACGGACACCTACCGGGCTTCGCTACCGGCGGGCGTGTCCGTGGCTACGCAAACGGCGGTAAGGTCGTTGACCCGAGCAACCCGTTCGACGTTATCGGTGTGGGTCTTGACCGCGCCGGTAAAGCTGTGGATGATGCGGTTGATTGGGGTTTCGACCGCGTGAAGGATGCTATCCTTATCCCTGTCGATGCTGCTGCGAACCTAGCGAAGGGGAAATTCGCGGGTAACGAATTTGTCGTTGGCGCGGTCGGTTTGGCTCAGAAATCTGCGCATGATATTGCTGATTTCGCTAAGGAGAAGATCAAGTCCTTCGTTCCGAAGTTCAACCCCGGCGCGGGTGTCGAGCAGTGGCGACCGACCGTGGAGCAAGCGCTGCATATCGCGGGTCTGCCCGTCACTCCAGATTACATCAATGCATGGTTGTCACAGATTCAGTCCGAATCTGGTGGCGACCCTGGTGTGACACAGAATGGTTATGTCGACATCAACACAATCACTGGCGATTTGGCTCAGGGTCTGGTTCAGGTGATCGGCTCGACGTTCGCTGCATATCGTGACCCCTCGCTACCGAATGACCGCCGCCATCCACTCGCTAACCTAGTTGCAGGTATGCGTTACGCTACCGCCCGGTACGGGTTTGGCGGTCAGCTCGGGGTGATTGGTCACGGTCACGGTTACGCTGACGGCGGACGTGTCACCCCGGCGCTGTACGACCACGGTGGCATCATCCGGCAGGGTGTGCAGGTGATTGACCACCGCCGCCGCGACCCAGATTACGTCCTTACCGAGAAGCAGTGGGAGAGGATGTACAAGATCGCTGATAATGCGGATAAATCTAAGCACGCTGGCATAACGATTGGCACAGTCCAGGGTTATACAGCGGAAGAGGTGGCGCGGGAGATCGAGCGCCGCCGTCGTCAAGAGGAGGCTCTAGCTTATGGTTAATCAGGCACCTGTCGTGAAACTGATTGACACCCTGGACCCGGATGAGCCTCTGTACCTGCTCTCTACTGGTCGAAGTGCCTTCACCCTCCTTGAGGGGGTGGAGGGCTTCGGCTTGCCGGAGTGGGAGTACAAGATGGTTGACCACCCCGGCGGGGTTGGCTCCCTACTCCAGGGGCAACGAGTCAAGGCGCGAGAGATCTATCTCCCTATCCATATCCAGGGCGACAACCAGGAGCAAGTGATGCGCCGCTGGGATCGACTGCAGCGGGTCACCAACCCCGGTCGGGGTGGGTGCACCCTAGAGATTACCCCAGAGAACCGTGATCCCCGCTCCATCAAGGTGCTGTACAAGGAGGGACTTGAGGGAAACTTCGGCGCTACCTACCGCAAGTACTGGTACACGATGGGTCTGCGTCTGTTGGCGCTGGACCCGTACTGGAGGGGCAGCACGAAGACGCAGGTCTGGAGGACACAGACCAACTCGAAGCCCTTCATCTCTGGCGGTGACCAGGTGCGCACTCACAAGTTCTTCCCTGTGATTCTGGACGCATCCGCCGTGGCATCCGGCAGGAGGGTGCAGGTCAAATCCGATGTTCCAGTCAACCCTATCTGGTCAGTGACTGGACCCGTGACAGACCTCAAGATTCAGGATGGGTTTGGGCATAAGCTCGGGTTCTCTGGTCACATCGCCCCCGGTGACACCCTCACGATCGATACCTCGACCTACGGGATGGCATACGTCAGCGGTGGGAAGATCCAGGCGTCGGATGATTCTCTGTACGCCCGGCTTGGTGCGGATTCGGAGATGTTCCAGCTCCCGCCGGGTGAGTCAGCCATCCGTGTCACCGGCGCGGGCATGACCTCGCAATCCCGTATTGAGCTGTCGTACACGCCGCTCTACTTGTCCGGATATGAAGGTGGCTAATGCTTACTACCCATCTACGTGACCCCAACAAGAACATCTCCCGACAGATCCGTTTCTCCAAACTGACTGCAGTCTTCCGTCTCAACACCCCAACAACCTTCACCGGTACGCTTGATCCCACATCTGAGTTGTTCTTTGACAGGATCGCCCCCGGCTGGGGTATCATTGGACGAGATGACCAGGTCGCGTTCGGTGGTGACTTGACAAAGATTCACCGCAAGAATGACCGTGGTATACCGGAGTGGGAGCTCACCGGTGTGGGTGACCTGCAGGTCGTTGCCGATAGGTTGACGTACCCGAACCCACAGAAGAGCGAGAACGAGCAGGATGTGTCCCACTACAAGTACACCGGGATCGCGTCTCAGGCAGTCCATGCGCTGCTTGAGGCGAATCTCGGGGCGCACGCCCTACCACCCCGGCGGGCGCTTGGAGCACAAATCCGCTCAATCGAGGGGGGCTCTCAGGTGTCTGTGGAGACACGCCTCAAGAACCTCCTTACTGAGTGCCAGACCATCTGTTCCACCGGCGGGGTGGTGATGGAGGCGTATCCGCAACCTAAGGGCTACCTTATTGTGGTGCGACCCCCGACAATTCGTACCAAGTCCGTTGTGTTCACACAGCAGGGCGGCGAGGTGCTCGGTTGGGAGCTAACGAATAATGCCCCCACAGCAACAACCGTCGTTGTCGGTGGTCAAGGCGAGGGCGCATCTCGTACACTAGAGACTCGGACTCGTCCTAATGAGTGGGGTCGACGTATCGAGGTGTTCAAGGATCGCCGCGACACCGATGAGGCGGCAGACCTAGAGAAGGCAGCGAACGAGGAGCTAGATAAGGGTCAAGCAACCCAGACATTGAAGCTAGAGTTCCGCGAGACGCCACGCCTCCAGTTCGGTAGGAACTTCCAGCTCGGTGATACAGTAACCGCTGTCCTTGCGACGGGTCTCCGTGCTGAGCTCCCTGTCACTCAAGCGAAGGTCGAGTGGGATGGTTACCAGAACCGTACTGTCTCGCTCACACTTGGACCTGAGGAAGAGAGCCTGCAGGATGCTCGACTTCGTAATCTGTATCGGGATATCTCCCACATCACGACAATTTAATAAGGAGTGAGACTATGGCGGACGCTCAAGTCAGCTTCCCTAAAGTGAACGCACCGCTCACCGCTGAGGAGTGGACATCGGTCACGCTTGGTATCGGCAACGGCACCCTCGATGAAGGGTCTGGAAATTACCGTATCACTTTCGACGACGCCCTGGACCAGTGCATCGTGTCACCCCCGGCGGGGAGTGGGTATGCCCACGCTATCGTTGCGGGGTTCTACCACCACCTGTACCAGCCGGTTCGGTTGGCGCTCCCGCCGGTGACGCAAGCGACCACCTACATTGTGGCGTTGACTTTTGACCCAACGAAGGCAGAGACCGCGCCGGTTGAGCTCACTGTCCATAAGGGACAGGTGGACAACACTGGCGGGAAGCGAAGCGTCGTCCTCATTGAGGTTGACCGCAAGCCCTCTCAGGTGCTATCTCAAGCGACCAAGCGTGGGTATGCACAGCGCATCGCCCCGATGATTGATATGCAGGAATCTGCTACACTTCCTCCAGCTAATCAGCAAATCTTTGGTAGCATGGCTTATGTAAATAAAGACCGTGCGTTATATCGTGTTTCCTTGAATGGCGCTAATACTGGACCGGCGTGGTCTCATGTGCTAGGGACGAAAACCGTCAAACCTCTACCTATGGGTGGTTGGGACATATCTACACAGTCCCCGAACCAGTACGGAATCAATGTCACCCCGACGCCTGAGGGCTTCAAGGCTGAGTGCTCCTTCAACTATATCCGGTCTGCCTTCAGCTACAACGTAGGGGGGTCCTGGAGTGTACTAGGAACCTTCATCCCGCAGGAACTGCGGACTGTGCAGTACGCAGAGTCCATGTTTCCTGTGGTGTACCTTTCCGGTGGTAGTATTCGGCAGTTGGTTGCACGTGTGTCGTTCTTCGACGGGACGCTGTCTCTCATAAGCCCCTTCGGTGGAACTGTAGAAATGACCCAAGGTGGGCAGCTGAATGTTCCATCCGTTACGTGGACTGCTAATAAACTCTATACAACTGATGCATAGGAGAAATAATGTCCGTCACTATAACTAGCACCAAGCGATGGGGTGACCTCACTGGTAACCTCCGTGCGATCGCCCTGTCGGCTCCGGTCGGTGCTCAGATCGAGGAGGTCTCGAAGCTCATTACCCGTGGTGAGTTCGACCCCATCAATCTCGCTGGTGCACCCGGCGGGGTTGTGCGATACGCCCTCGTGCCGTACCTGTACGACTCGGAGGGCATCATCCGCCTGGACACCATCGTCTATGTGGTCGACGTCAAACCGAATGATAACCGTACCTACTCCCTGGATGACCTTGAGGTTCTTCGTGATGCACAGCGCGCCGTCGTCACGACCGGCGGGCTGTCGCTCTCGACGATGGTCGCTGGAGGGAAGACCGCTATCCCCGCTCCTCAACCTGCACCCGCGCCGCCTACCCCGCCGGTGGTTGCACCACCTGCTGTTACCCCCTCGCCGGTTCCTGAAATCGCGGCTGAGCCAGCAGAGGAAGAGATACCTGGTGCGGACCCGACGGGTCAGCAGGATTCGACTAAAGCGATCCAGGACGCGATTGACGCCGCCGCCAAGAACAAGAACGGCGGGCGCGTGCATCTCCCGGCGGGTATCTATAAGGTGAGCTACCCCTTCCTTGAGCTGAAGCCGCACGTCACCGTATCGGGTGATGGTACTAGCACCTGGATCGTTGCCACGGCGGATAAGCCCATCGAGGAGAAGACGGGTGTCTTCCATACGGGTACCTACAACAAGAAGAAGCTCGACCCGACGCTGTTCCGCTTCGGTGTGGAGAACCTCTTTATCACCTCTCGTGCAGCCGATGGTCAGCACCACGACCCCATTCCCAACGTCTGTGGTATCGTTTACAACACTGAGCTTGGTCCTAACCCTGCCGATCCTGACTCTGTACCGGTTCTCCGCGATATCGAGATCTGGGGTATGGATGAGGGCGTTGCGCTTCTTGGTCTTGATGACCAGGGTATGAAGATCTCTAACCTCCGCATCCGTCGTACTCTGGGACCGGGCATTATCGTTGGTAAGCCCAAGAACCACCCCGAGGGTACCGCCGGGGCAGCGGATAACAAGTTCATCTGTGCTGATGTGTCTAGCGCGAACTTGGGTCGCCGTGGTAGTGCTGGTATCGAGATCTACACGAGCCAGACCAAATTCGTGGCATCGACCAGCTGGTACAACAAGAGGTACCGCCCCTGGCAGGATATCTACGGTCTAGCCACCCCCGAGCTCAACCAGGATGGCACACTCAATGGAGCCAAGGTCAACCCCGGCGGGGAAATGACCGCTGGAGCTACACGTAACCGACAGTGGCAGCATGATGGCGCGGGTTGGTACGTCCGTGCTACTAAGAACATCTTCTCTGCTTGTACTGCACAAGAGAATGGTGGTCACGGGTGGGTGATTGAGTTCTCTGACAACCAGCTTGTCGGTGTGCTCGGTGAGTCCTCCAGCTACCGTGAGTGTGTTCATGCAGCCGCCGCCGTCAACGAGGCAGCAGACTTCTACTTCTGTAACGATGCCCAGCGTACGACCGTGTCCAACCTCCGAGCTGAAAGCGCGCGTGGTTCGAGCACCGGCGCACGATTCGGTGTCTATATTGAGCCTTACGCTAACGAGATCGTTATCACCGGCGGGCTTGCACAGAAGCAATCAGCAGGACCCATCTTCCTCGGTAAGGATTTCCGTGGACCGACCCGCATCGAGATCAATGGGGTGTTCTACGGCAACCCCGACTTCAAGCCTGTCGTTTGGGGTGCTAACCGGGTCGCTATCAATAGTGAGACAGAGCGCACCAATCCCCGCCGGGTGTTGCCAGTGACGTACTTTTATGCTGACCACTGGTTACCTATTGCGGAGCAGAAGTGGTACCGTATCGGTCTCGCCGGCGATGTTGTCCCCTTCGTGGTGATTAACCCCAAGAATGGACCTTCGAAGTGGAACGATGACGATTACAAGAACTTCACCCGGCAGGTTCAGGTCAACCGTGACGAGTTCGGTCAGCGAGTGTACGGCTACATCCGTACTGGTAATTCGATCGATACGCCCCGACCGGAAGATGACATTATTAAGGAAGCAGACCTCTATGTCGCCCAGTATGGTGTGGATGGATTCTTCCTCGATGAGTACAAGAACGGCTGGGGCGCACAGGCGGGTGCGAGCCGCTTCCACTT